ACACTTTCAAAGGTGTGTTTTATATCAGCTTACTAACGTTCTTGGCCAGTTTCTCAATGGGGTCAGACGGCAAATTCGCCGCCTTGACCGTACTGATGACAAGTGCCTTTGGTAAGGAATACTTACTTTGGTTCTTCGCATTAGATTATTGTGGTTACTTGTTAACCCCAATGCATGAGTGTGTGATGATAGGCAAACGCTATTTTGGCACTAGCCTAGCAACATATTATACAGCACTCATTGCCTGGACTGTGTTATTATTATCAGTCGCAGGTATTTTTACATTTTTATAAAAGGAAATACAATGAAGAAAATCTTAGCAATCTTAGCCCTAGTGGCCGCAACAAGTGCTTTCGCAGAAAGCGGTGTAAACTTTGAGTTCGAACGTGAGCGTGGCACACAAGCCCCAAACACGTTGACCAACACAGTTAAAGTAGCACCTTATGTCAAATTTGACAACGGTATCAAAGCCGATGTGCAATTTGGAGCCAGCCGTGATGACGGCCAAGTTAATGGAAATCAAAATCCATTGTCTAACTCAATAGAAGCTCGTGTACAGAAAATGTACGAAGTTGCTCCAAGACTTTCAGTCGGTGCTCGTTTGGGTGTTGGTCAAGCCTATAACGAAGTCAATACACTAGGCAAGACAGTTGACTTTGGTTACTATACAGTAGAGCCAAAAGCAGAATACATGTTAACTGATAAACTAAGTGCATTAGTCAGCTTCCGTTGGCGCGACGCATTTGGTAGTGATACAAACAACTATCAAACTCGCACGTGGAAAGCAGGCTTTGGCTATGACTTAACTAAGAAAGACCTAGTTGAAGTTAAGTATTTCCAAAAGCGTGGCGACTATGATTCAAACGGTGTTGCTCTAGAGTATACACGCGGTTTCTAATCTAGTAAATCTAGTAGTAGTTCCAATTTAGCCTTAACGACCTTGTTGTTAAGGCTATTTTTTACGCCCTGATGTAGGGGCTTTGGCCAAGAATTAAACGCACACCAAGCATAGCTCGAATGCTCGTCATTAAGTGTAGGTATAAATTCATGATCGACAATAATAACATAAGTGTTATATTGGAAGTTTTGATCAGTGCTGGTAAACAATTCTAGAGGAACGATCTTTTTATCTCCCTTGACCGAACCTATTTCCTCTTCTGTTTCTCTTTTTAGTGCTTCATAGGGAGTAGCATCTGAAGGTTCTTTTTTACCCCCCACGAATCCCCAGGTGCCAGCAGTTTTGCCCTGTGTTCTTAATAGAAATAAAAATCGGCCAGTATCTTTGGCGAGAAATATCCCACCGCTGCATACCACTTGATTTATAGGATCAGACGCCAAGCTGCCTTGTCGTAGACTCCTTCGAAACTCTTTGTCCATGCTGCACCGTCCCACTTGTATTGTACACCTGTATATGAATTAGTTATGTAGACGACATCAGTAACTAGTGCAGAATTGAATACTATGGTCCAGGCTGAACCAGACCATTCTATGATATCATTAGCCCGGGCTGTAAATCCAGATCCATCAGAATTCAACCAAGCTGCGGGGCCGACTGCATTGACACTATCGATATTTTCTAGAATAAGATATCTAATACCTGCTGTAGGTGTACCTGGATTGAATGTATCGGGATTTACGATAGCGTCTACTGTGCCACGATCGGTCAATCCGCTGACACTGTTAATAATTGTATTGGTAGGCACAGTATCTTGGTCTATGTTTAAGACCATGCGTGTTTCATTATTTGGATCTAAACTGATACGAGCGATAATCTCATTACCTGCCGGAGTAGTCAATCGTAGTTGGCTGAGACCTGCTGTAAACTGTCCGGGATAAAGGTCTAGTATGTTGAACCAGGAACTAGCATTGCGTGGGTCACCGACGTCTATCGTAGCATCCTGTTCTGTAAATTTATAAGTTAGCAGTGTAGCAACATTGTCCAATACCAATAGATCAAAATCTCCGGGAGTTACTACTACAGTAGTAGCAGCTGAGCCAAAGTCATCTACACCATTGAGGTCGGCATATTCTGAATTGACCGTGCCGTCAGGTAAAACAAACACATTGGAAATGATCTTTGTGATGATACCCAACTGTTTGACCTTGGCTGGTGGCGTGATCCATATCGGCGCAGTAAATACCATATTCATGATATCGATGTTTTGATCCACACCCTGTGGTATCTGTCGACTACTGAATGTTCCTTGGTCTGTTAGCTCTAACACACTGAGGCTAGTCCAGTCAATATAGTTGTTGGTAGTCTGCAGTTCCAGACTAGGATTGAATATGCTAGCGATCTGTTCAACAATTTGGAATTTTTGATCTGTATTGCTGGTCCATATGTCTGCGGCAAACGTCAACATATAAGGAGTAGGCATTATACGTTCAACAGTATAGTTAGCACCTTGCGTGTTTAGATATTCTTGACCCTGCGCATCATATTCACGTTCACGTATGTTGACTTTACTGACAAATGTAGGATCTTGCATGCGTGGGCGATCAAACTTTAATTCTTTGATATAGCAACTGATAAATGGTGCGCTGGGCATGGCATTTTCTGAGTTCTTGTTTAATATCTGTGCCACTTGTCGACTCATGTCACCGTAACGTGCTGGCACTTGAGTGATAACCCCTTTGGCATCTTTGTAACTGAAATTGCTCATAGCCCGGATGAATTGAGTGACATATCGGCGCAGTTGACCGTCATAAAAGAAATCAGCCATGTTAATTATCCGCCTTAGGTTTCAAAACTTTACTCAATGCCTGACGTTCAGGAACAACCTCTCCAGCGATAGTGCTGGTATTTTTGTTATTGATAAATGTACCTTTTTGTGTTTGTCTAACAGCCTGCCCAGCGAATGTGCCACTGGCTACATCTTGGTTACCGAAATTGTTCATGGTCATACGTACATTCTCTTCGAACTTGATCCACCGTCTACCGTCAAATCGATATAGGACATTTGGCATGTAATCAGTACGCAGATAAAAAGAACCTCTAGCAGGATCGTTAGGGAATGTGATCCCGAAGCCATAAGGAGCACCATTCGGAGGAACTCCGTCTCCTGTCAGGTATCCAACATAGTAGTCTTTTCCGGGACTACGCAAGACCACGCTGGCATCCATGATGGCCTGTTCTGTGCTGGCATCTACATCAGCTGAGGTGACATCAGCGACATCCACCAGTCCGTTTTCTCTAGTAGGAATAACATAGTAGCTTTTGGTGTCGTATCCACTTTGAGGAGCGTCTGCTTCTGCTTGTTCGATAACTTGATTGTTGATATCGATATTCTGTTGATAAGTGCTTAATAAATCCCTTAGGGTACTGCCATCGCCTGCACCAGCATCCGCACCTAGTATTTCTGAGAATTCTTGTGAATCGATCAATGGCACACACTTGGCACGGACTAGATGTGGATACCAAGTTTGGCTAAATCCGTTAGTGGGACGTGTTACATCCTGGACCACGTAGAATCTTTTCAAGGCCACTAGGCTATCGTTGAGAGCATACTCGTCTTTCAAGTGTGGCAGTTCTAACACATCTCCCGCCATGATCTTACGACCCAAGGATTCTACACTAGAACGCAGATGGAAATGTAACAAGACAGTATCGTTGTTTAAGAATAGCCCAAACTGGCTTAGATTGAAATCTAGATCCTGCATGGTATATATCCCACGGATGACATAAACATCCGGATCATAGTGACGATCACGATTTTCCATGAGTAGCACATCTTGGATACCCAATTCGGGTATGGGATTTGTGCTGAGATTCGGAGTAGTAGGAGTTGAAGCTCCATCGGCAGGACTCACGGGTCCTAGATATTTGTGTAGGAAAATATCCACTCCGCCTACTTGGAATTCCTCGTTGATCACACGATCTAAGAATTTGAAATCATTGCCTTTTTCGGGCCTATAGAGTGACAGTTTTGGCATAGTAGTATATTTATAGATAAATAATCATATGCAGATCAACAACGAAAACGAATCAGAACGTCAAAAAGTCACCGAATACGTGCAGGCCATGTTAGGTTCAGGAATGATCGATATTGAACTCGATCCCATCCACTATAACACAGCTATAGACCGTGCTCTAAACAAATTCCGCCAACGCAGCACTAATGCTGTTGAGGAAAGTTTTGGATTTCTAACCTTAACCACAGACACTAACGATTATGTCATGCCCAAAGAAGTAATGAGCATACGCCAGTTATTCCGTCGTAGCATTGGTAGTAGAAGTGGTGGCGGAGATGGTGGTAGTTTATTCGAGCCGTTCAATCTGGCCTATTCAAACACCTATCTGTTGGCGTCAACTAACATGGGCGGATTAGCCACTTATTATGCGTTTGCATCATATCAAAAGATGGTGGGCAAAATGTTCGGTACAGACATCAACTTTACCTTTAATAAAACTACCAAATTGTTAACCATCATGCAACGTCCCCGAGGCGACGAGGAAGTACTAGTTTGGATGCACAATTATCGCCCAGACTTTAATTTACTACAAGATCCCTATGCTAGCCAATGGTTGCGTGATTACAGTCTCGCTACTTGTAAGATCATGCTGGGTGAGGCTCGTGAAAAATTCGGTCAGATTACCAGCCCGCAGGGTAGCACTACTCTAAACGGTACAGCACTCAAAGCCGAAGGTAAGGCTGAGATCGAAACTCTGGAAATGGATTTGATCAATTACAAAGAGGGGTCGGATCCTCTATCATTTATTATTGGCTAATTTTTCTTGACACTATAATAAATCTATCGTATAATAGTCTAAACGGAGACTATTTTATGACTATTATAGGAGTAACGGGATTAATAGGTTCTGGCAAGGACACTATCGCAGATTTTCTTACAAATTTCCACGAATATAGACGAGAGAGCTTTGCTAGCACACTCAAGGACGCTTGTTCTGCTGTGTTTGGCTGGGACCGTACCATGCTAGAAGGGCGAACCAAAGAAGCCCGCGAATGGCGAGAACAAGTAGATCCGTGGTGGGCAGAACGATTAGATATGCCGCACCTTACTCCACGGTGGGTCTTACAATACTGGGGCACTGAGGTCTGTCGCAAAGCCTTCCACGATGATATCTGGATCGCTAGCCTAGAAAATAAACTGCGTACTAGCCGAGATAATATTGTTATTTCAGACTGTAGGTTTCCTAACGAAATAGCCAGCATCCGTAACGCAGGTGGCACGATTATTACAGTGCAACGAGGCGAATTGCCTGAGTGGTATTATGGGCTAGTAAACATGCAAGGAGCAACTCCCGAAGCTCGAGCAGAATATATGAGCAAGTTTGGTGTCCATGCCTCAGAATGGGCATGGGTAGGAACAGAGTTTGACTACATCGTTGATAACAACGGTTCGATACAAGACCTATACGATCAAGTCATGGAATTGATCAAAAATCCGGAACAAGGTCTCCCCGACGCCATTGGACACCTTCTTTATGGAGCACTCTCTGACAATTAGCACAGACGGTTTTGAGATTGCTGTGCCTACAATTAGTAGGGTTTCCGTCCACATGGAATACGTTGAACTGTTCCGAGTATTTGCTAGCATAAGAACAGCGATCGCAGGATAGTTTTTTCTTATATCCGGCAACTGACCAAAGTGGCTTTTCTTTTTTGCGGCCTTTGCTACAGTGGTCACATTTTGATCGATAGAATGGCTTACCGTCTTTGTAGTAGTTGATAGCCACAGGCCGTTGATCACAGGTCATACATAATCGTCTCATAGGCGCCCTTTTTGTCCCCTTTTGTAGTTTATTTACCAGGTGTTTTTCTTGGATGCTTGCTAAATAATACAAAGTAATCCATAAGGGAGATCATAAAATGGCTACATTAGGTTCACCAGGCGTAAGCGTATCAGTAATCGACGAAAGTTTCTACACTCCAAATGCACCAGGTAGTGTGCCGCTCGTCATTGTTGCATCGGCCCAAAACAAACAAAACGGCAGTGCAACAGGCACAGCCGCAGGCACTACACAAGCAAACGCAGGCACAGTATATGTTATCACTAGCCAACGCGATCTTACTGACACATTTGGTGTACCTAAATTTTACACCGATAATAACAACAATCCTATCAATGGTTCGGAATTAAACGAATACGGTTTACAAGCTGCTTACTCAGTATTGGGTGTTAGTTCTAGATCTTATATCGTAAGAGCAGACGTTGATCTCGCAGCTCTTAACTCCGAAACTAGTATTCCAACAGGCGAGCCTGTTGCTGGTACATTTTGGGTCGATACATCCAATAGCCTATTTGGTATCAACGAATGGGATGCCGCAACACAGCAGTTTGCTCTAACAACTCCTTTACTTATCGATGACAGCAACAGCGCCACAGCCACAGACGACAACGGCAATCCCTTGGCCAGTTTTGGTCAACAAGGCGACTACGCTGTAATCGTTACCAAAGACAACGGCACTAATTTCCCCAATGCTGTATTTTACAAAAATGGCAGCAATGTATGGGTAGAAGTCAGCACACAGATCGGTAATACATGGTCTGGCGGTACTAAGAAATTACAAGTTAGCGCACACTATCAATATCCAGATACTACAACATGGCCAACTGGTTCTGTATGGATCAAAACAACAACTCCTGGCTACGGCGCTAATTGGGTAGTAAAATATTACAGCGGTGTTACACAAACTTGGGGTACAGTTAGTGCTCCGATTTATTCTAGTTCGGCCGCTGCTATTACTGCACTAGATTCCACAGGCGGTGGACAAAATATTGCTGTAAACACAGTGTTTATTGAATCAGATCCTGATCACTATGGTTTAACTACTGCTTCTACAGTAACATCAGAGTTCCGTGTATGGCGTAGGAATGCCACAGGCGCTACTTCAGTTAGCGTAACAGGTGCTTCTACATTGAGCACAACTACCAACGCCACAGTGTTTACAGTTAGAGAAACATTGGCCAACGGTTCTTGGGGTGCTACAAAAACTGTAACAGTGCCAGGTTGGACAAACGTTGCTCCTAACACTATCGCACAAAATATTCCTGCAGCATTAAGCGCACAGGGACTTGTTAATGTCACTGCATCACACGATGCTTCAGCAGCATCATTAACATTTACACACGCACTAGGCGGAAACTTTGAACTAAAAGACAGCACACATACTCCATTAGCAACCTTAGGGTTTGAAGCTTACGATATGAGCACCAAGATGGGTATTGCTAATTTATACACAGCACCAGCTAGTGATGGTTTTGATTTTATCGCTACTAATTGGAAACCACTAGTTTATCAAGCACAACAATCAGAGCCAGTTACTACTCCGGCAAACGGCACATTGTGGTATGATGCTAATCTAGAAACAGTAGATATTCTATACAACAACGGTACTACATGGGTTGGATACAACGACAGTTCTGCTTTCCCACTCAGCAACGCGACTGGTCCAATTATCAGTGCCACAGAGCCAACACAACAGGCCAATGGTGACAATCTAGTCGCTGGCGATATTTGGATCAATGTATCCGATGTTGATCAGTATGGCGAGCAAATTTACATCTGGAACGGTAACACGCTAATGTGGGATCTACAGGATGTAACAGATCATCATACACCTAATGGTTGGGTATTTGCTGATGCACGTTGGGCAACATCGGGCCAAGCATCTACTCCAGCAAGCATTGTGGACCTACTATCTAGTAACTATCTAGACCCA